TACATTACCCCCGCGTATGTAAATCTTTTGAGCACTGGGAAATGACTGTAAAAGATTGGCGCTGCAGGCGAACTATCGATACGAAACAAAACAAAAAAGCTTTGAATATAAAATAATTCTAATGGCGAACTAGCTTTTGTTAGTAGATATGGAAAGAACAAAATAAACGTCCCAAAGATATAAGTTTTTACTTTTAATATCTTGAGTGGATCAATTCTATAACTTAAATAAGTAGGTATGATTATTCCGACTAGATCTATTAAGGCTAGATAAAAAAGATATAAGACTATGTAGTCAGTGCTGCAATGGAAGCTGCCCTTTAGTATATCTATGCTATAAACATACGAGAAATAAAATAATACAGGTCTAGCGCATTGAATGAGAAAATAATATAGCATTGTTTTTTTGTAGATTTTTTCTTTTTTCTCAACAACTTCCTTTTTATCCCCTCTCTCATTTAACTTAGCAAGTATTAAACTTTGTTTACGTTTTGCTTCAATAAAATCAGGAGTTTCTCTTAATCTTGATCTTGCAATCGTTCCCGCTAACGCAATTACTGTTCCAGAAAAGAACGCCCATCTCCAATTAAAATTATAATTAGTTACTAATGCAGCTACACCTAATGCAGCCGTTCCACCTAATGCAGAGCAAATAGTAATAGAATTAACAAGAGGATATTGAATTGGAGGACTTGATGACTCGGTTAAGTAGATTTCTGCGCCTACCGCCTCTTCCATGCTGGACATACCCTGCACTATTTTACATAATATCATTATCCAAGTAGCTTGAATCCCTATCTCAGCATAAGTAGGAAGGCAACCCATAACCAAACAAGCTATCGCCATTGCGAATGTGGTTATCACTACAGTTAATTTACGCCCTCTTGTATCGCCTAAATATCCAAAAAACAAAGCACCGAATGGTCGTAAAACAAAAGTAGTACAAAAGGTCGAAGCCGTGATAAGTTGCGAAGTATAAGAATCTGTCTTAGGAAAAAACAGTTCATTTAAAACTACTGACATGTGTACATATAGCATTAAATCAAAATACTCTAAGAAAGTACCAATCTGCAGTAATGCCGCAGATTCTTTCTGGTTTCGTGTTAAAGACGTTCCTTTTCCTTTAGTATAGATCATGATGGTTACTCTTTATTTATATAATGGTTTTATTTACAATGAACTATAATTTACGAATCATACAAATTTAAAAATAAAATAAAAGTAACCATTCTTATATTAGCTGTGTATTTTTATCACTATATTATCTATTAATGTATTATTGCATTAATAGATAAAGACATTAATAGATAAAGACATTAGTGTATAAATGCAATAATATATAAATGCAGGAAATATTTTGAATAATGATATTATAGGATATAATCACCAACTACCTTTTGTAGTTGCTCTTTTGAATCAAAAAGGAGGAGTAGGAAAAACTACTTTAGCAACTAATATTGCAACTAAATTACATCTAGAACTTTCAAAAGTATTGCTTGTAGATTCAGACCCGCAAGGTTCGGCTAGAGATTGGCACGAGGCTGGCAATAGTGAATTAAGGGTAATAGGAATGGATAGACCTAAATCATTGGAAAAAGATTTAAAGGCAATTGGACAAGGTTTTGATTGGGTAATTATTGATGGCGTTCCTCAAATAAAAGAAATGTCTATAGCCGCTATAAAATGCGCTGATTTGCTTATTATTCCAGTGCAACCTTCGCCGTATGATATTTTAGCCACTATTGATTTAGTTGATATTATAAAAGCAAGGCAACAAATGACTAATGGCAAACCCAAAGCTTATTTTTGTGTTAATCGCAAAATAGCAAATACCTCATTAGGTAAAGAAGTGTTCCCCACTTTAAGACAATTGGGTTTACCAGTTATGGAAAGTTCTACTACGCAAAGGGTAGCATACAGCGAAAATGTATCAGAAGGGAAGACTGTTTTTGATACGGATAATATACAGGCTATAGAAGAAATCACCAACATCGTAAATGAAATGAAGAAAATATTGATATGAGTTTATTTAGAACAGAAAGACCTTCTCGTGACAAAGAAAAGGCTATTAAATTAATGGAACAAGAAGAGATGGATAGAGTATGTATCAATATGCCTTATGCATTAAAAAAAAGATTAAAAATACATGCTGTTAATAACAAGATGCAAATGACAGATGTTCTAGTGCCACTCATAGAAAAGTACTTAAAGATAGAAGAGCAAAAGGAGAATAAATAATATGTCACTGGACGATAGCAAAGAAATTACAACTGTTCAAATAAATCAGTTAATAAACTTTATAAAGAGAATCGAAGCAAATAATTATTATCCCGAACAATTTAATGATGCTCGAAAAACAATAGCAACTATAGTAGAAGAATTATCTGTTTTGGAGCACAAGTTAGTGAGTTCATTAAAAAACGAAGAAGAGATGAGCAATATAAATATACTAATATCTGCTAATTTAAAAAAAAGATTGAAAACTATAGCTATCAGTAATAATACTACAGTAACTGATATCCTATTATCATACATAGAAAAGTATTTAAAAATGGAAGATCAAAAGGATGGTAAATAATTATGTCATTTATAGATTTATGCCCTTATAAAATGGCTCTAGAAGAAGTAGATTGGATGGAGGATTGTATGTCTATTGACCAATCTGCTCTTGTTGAAATAATAGGTAACGACAAAAAGCAAAAGAATGAAGTAAATCATATAAGAAAATGCGCTTTGCGGTATGAAAGGTATATTCTAGAAGAGATATTTTCTTATCATGATAGTGGTTATGAAGATATACGAGTTTTTATAGAATATAATTCTACAGTTCCTAAGGTTACAACTATAATAGTAGCTCGTAATCGTATGGATATAATAGACTTTAAGTATGATGCTGACTATACAGATGCTATGAGCTCTAATGAAATGATAAAAAAATTAGATAAGTTATATACTTGTTGGAAATACGAGATCACTAGTATAGAACATTGTACTTTTAACCCTCAAATTAATTTAGCTAATCCACAGGAGCTTTCGATTGAAGAATTGGAATGGTACGGCTACGAATCTTTTACTAAAGAGATTAGTTGTATAAGAAAGATAGTAAATTAATTACAATCAAACTAGAGAGGCAATATGTCATTAGAAGATAGAAGCGAAATAGCAGTTATTCTATTAAATCAGATAACAAATTTTGTACAAAGAACTGAAGAGAATAATTATTGCGATCCAGAGCAGTTTGCAGATGCTCAAGAAGCTTTTAAAATTCTGATAAATCTTTTAGATTATAAAATGAAATATTTGGAGCATGTATACTGAAATGAAAGATGAACCTGTTCCCCTTACATTTTTCATAAGAAAATCCATAATATTTACCCTAACTATGATATAATAGTAAGAATAAATATTAAGAAATTCTTATGTTGAAAAACAAAATAATAACCTTTTTAAGCGTGTTGTCTTTACTAAATAATTCTGTTTTAGCCAATGGTTCTAACAAAAAATTCTATTTAAAAACCATCGCTATTTTAAATAAAACTTCTAACATCAAAACTATTGATTCTGACATCAATTTTATATTAGACCAAAAATCAAATCCATCTTCAACTCTAGGAATCGGGATTGGGTATTATACTAACTTCTTTTCTAGGGTAGATTTAGTTTTCGAGAACTCTAATATCAATTTTGCTACTAAAGGCAATGATTTTCAATTTATAGATGATAATATTATAAATAGTGGGAATAGATCTATCAAAAGAACAACTAATATTCAATCCATAATGCTTAATGGCTATATTGATATTATCAAAGCTTCTAAATTCAAAGTATTCTTAGGATCTGGTATTGGCTCAAGTAAGATCAAAGAAAAGATACTTGATAGATTTGAGAGTACTATTACTAATGGTCATACTATTACTTTGCCAACTATCTTTACATCTAAAGCTAATAAGAATAAAAATAGTTTTTCTTATGCATTTATAGGCGGTACAGATATAAGTGTTTGTAATGGCTTTAATATTGAACTATCTTATAGCTGGAAATATTCAGGAAAAGTCAAAACCGATGATAATAAAAAGAATAAGTATCAGGGGCATAATTTATCTCTAGCAGCACGTTTTGATTTGTAAAATAGCAAGTGAACTATCGAGAGATCCTCGGTAGTTCATACTTTAATAAAAATTCCAACCATTTCTTAAAATGTTCATTATTATAAATTACTTAGGCATTTATAACGGTGAAAATTCAACATTTTGTTATCTAGATCAATAACCCCACTAGAATTAGAACAGCTTCAAGAAGAGAGACAAGCTTTACTAGCTGAAATGTCTCTTTTTGAATTTTTAAAACAAGCTTGGTGTTGGATTGAAGGAAATACGCCTTTTGTCGATGGATGGCACTTGAGAACTATTTGCGAGCATTTAGAAGCTGTTGCAGATAGGCGTATTAAGAATTTACTTATCAATATGCCTCCTAGGTGTAGTAAATCAACTCTAGTCTCAATATCATTTCCAGCTTGGTGTTGGTTACGTAATCCTAGTGAAAGATTTTTATATGCTTCATATAGTTTTGGTTTAGCTTCAAGAGATAGTCAAAAATGTCGAGCACTCATACAATCACCATGGTTTCAAAAAAATTGGGGTAATCGTTTTCAGTTATCAAAAGATCAAAACACTAAAAAAAGATTTGATAATACTGCTACTGGTTATCGTATTGCCACTTCTTCTGGAAGTGGTACTACGGGTGAAGGAGGAAGTATACTCATTACAGATGACCCTAATAATGCTGCTGATGGCGAATCTGATGTTCATAGAGCTAATAGGATAGACTGGTGGAATACGATATGGTCAACACGTCTAAATGATCGTAAGAATGACTGTAGAATCGTAGTACAACAGAGAATACATGAAGGAGATATATCAGGATTTATACTTAGTCACGATGATTCAAACGAATGGACTAAGCTAATACTACCTATGGAATATGAGGAAGGGCGTTATAGCAAGACTATTATTTTACCCTCAACCAATGGCAAAATATGGAAAGATCCAAGAAGTAAAGAAGGAGAATTACTTTGGCCAGAGAAGTTTGACAAAAAAGCCATTGAAAGTTTGAAAAACGATCTTGGATCTCAATATAGAATAGCTGGTCAATTACAACAAAGACCCTCTCCGGCAGAAGGTGGAATCATCAAAAAAGATTGGTTTTGTTGGTGGAAAAATTCCACTCCTCCGCAAATTGAATTTGTATTACAAAGCTGGGATACGGCATTAACTGCTAATAAAATGTCTGCATTTTCAGCATGTACCACATGGGGAGTATTTTACGATCATAATTATGTAGAAAATTTGATTTTATTGTCTATGTGGCGTGGTAGGATAGAATATCCAGAACTTAGAGAAAGAGTCAAAAGACTTTACTATGATTATCGTGATACAGGAGCTGAAAAATCTCCTACTTTTAAAGGACGTCATATTGATTTATGTCTTATTGAAGCCAAAGCATCGGGCGACCCATTAATACAAGACTTGAATAGATCAGGTATTAGAGCGATACCATTTATTCCTAAAGGTGATAAAATAGCACGGGTTCGTTATATTACACCTTTAATAGAAGGAGGGAGAGTATGGTTACCGGCGAAAGCTCCTACTTATGATAGGTTATTACCTTACGCCGATGAGTTTCTTGAGTCTGTAGCTTGTTTTCCAAATGCTGAAAGTAGAGATTTAGTAGATACCATGAGTCAAGCCCTAACAAAGTTAAGAGACGGTCAATTCCTTCTTAATCCAAAAGATGAACGTCCTAACCCACCGTCAGATAAACAGGTAAGAGTTTACTAATAATAAAAATTATTCTCTACGAAATTATCTAGCTTTTCACGAAAGTCTTTTAAAGTACCAGTTCCTTTTTTATTATTGATACTTAAAAGGGGCAATTCTTGTTGAATAAATAATTTATCCAATGGAGTAGCTTTTTCCGCAATAGTAACAAGAAAACAAACGCCTATTGTCTTATCTATCTTTTGAACAAACGTTGAAAAAGTATGCTCGGACTCTTTATATTCCTTAATTACTATCTTAATGCCAATGATAAGATGCTCCTTTTCTTGGCGCAAAATATAGTAATCATCTAGTTTTGCAAAATATTTAACAATTTTATCAAAAAAATCAACCATATATTAAAAACTTCATTATTATATTAATTAAGGTCTCTAATAAGGGATAAGTTACCGGAAGATATTAGTCCCGCCAAGGATACTAAAATATTTTCCGGTATTCACCACACAAATAGAATTTGAGGGTTATTCATATATACATGAAAACTGCTGATGAAGATATTAGAAAAATCGAAGAATTAGAAGATGGTTCTAGTTTATATGAAATTGGTGATAATGAAGAGGAAGTAAAAACCGAAGATGAGGATTTTTACGAGAATCTAGCCATTGGTTTTTCCGACGAAGCCCGCAAAAAACTTTCTAGTTTTCTATTAGAAGCCATAGAACAAGATATTGAAGTAAGAGAGCAATGGCTTACTCCTGTAGAAAAGGCAAAGCAATATCTAGGTTTTTCTTTAGAAGACGTAAAAAACATACCATTTAGTCAAGCTACTAGAACATTTGATACAACGCTTGCTACGGCTTTAATACGTTTTTATGCAACAGCTAGGGCGGAGTTATTACCACAAGACGGTCCTGCTGGTTTTAAAATTAACGGCAATAGTGATGAAGAAGTAGAGCGTAAGGGTGAGCTTAATAGAGACTTATTAAATTATTACCTTACAATCGAAGATCAATCTTATTATTCAGATTTTGAAAGATTTTTACTTTATCTTGGATTCTACGGTAGTGGATTTAAAAAAGTCTATTATGACAAAATATCAAAACGCCCTTTAAGCCGTTTTATATTACCGACTGATTTTGTTATAGATGCAGATTGCACTTCGATTCTTGAGTCAAATCGTCTCACTCATATTTTACATCTCACTAAAAGAGAGATTATACTTAATCAGCAAAATAAAATTTATCGTGATGTTGAGTTACCATATTTAAAAACAATGGAAGTTAATGATGATGACGATGAATCAAAGGCAATTAATAAAAAAAGTGATGAAATAGATCTTGGCGCATATGCTAAACGTTCATTATTTTCGATCTATGAAGTTCATACATATTTAAACCTAGAAGATTTCACTGATTCAAATAATGATTCAGACCAAATAGATATTCCCCTACCTTATATCGTTACTATTGATAAAATCTCCAAAGAAGTGCTTTCAATTAGAAAAAACTGGACTGAGGAAGACGACGAGAAGAAGCGAGAAGAGTATTTCATCCAATATAATTATCTACCTGGCTTTGGGATATATGGTTATGGCTTAGCTCATTTAATGGGTTCTAATGCCATTTCTTTAACTACAATATTGCGTCAGCTAATAGATGCAGGGACTTTTAAAAATCTTCCAGGCGGACTTAGAGCAAAAGGATTTAAAACTCAAACCAACGATATAATTGTAGGACCAGGACAATTTATTGAAGTAGATACCGGGGGAATACCGCTTTCAGAAGCGTTTATGCCGTTGCCTTATTCAGAACCTTCTGCAACTCTTCATCAATTAATGATGGAAGAAAGAAATCAGTGTAAGGAACTGGCTTCTACTAGTGAAATGGGGATGCTCGATTCTAAAGAAGACATTCCGGTCGGTACTACTTTAGCCATGCTAGAGACAAATAATCGAATACAATCAGCAGTTTTGCGTTCAATTCATTTCTCCTTTTCTAGAGAATTGCAATTGATAGATAAAATTTTCAGAAGAACTATAGATACTAAAGAGTTTAATTTTGGATCAGAAAGTAAAGTCATTACCTCGAATGATTTTATCGATGAAGTAATGATAATTCCTGTTTCAGATCCTTCAGTTAATTCTACTACTCAAAGAATAATAAAAGCCGAAGCAATATTAAAAACAGCTCAGTTAGCTCCGCAGCTCCATAATTTAAGAGAAGTATTCAAATTAAACTATGAGGCACAAGGATTAAATATTGAGGCAATAGACAAGATACTAATTCCTTCAGAAGAAGAGAAAGAAGTATTACCACTTGATCCTATCAGTGAAAATCTAAACATGATGAAAAATGAACCTGTGAAAGCCGCTATCTGGCAGGAACATGCGGCTCATAAATTAACTCATGGACTTTTTGCTCAAATGTATCCTGATTTACAGCCACAAATAATGGCTCATATAAAAGAGCATGATGCATATGAATATCTAATCCAGATGCAACAACTCTTAGGTATGGAGTTACCACCTCTTGACCAGATAACAGATCCAGAAACTCAGAATACTATTGCAGTTGCTATCGCAGGCGCATTAGACGAGACACAAGGAAATCAAGAGCAACAACAAGCTCCGATAGATCCTAATGCATTATTAATGGCAGATATTCAGCAGAAACAAGCTGAAACTGAAGCTAAGGAAAGAATAGCAAATCAAAAAACAGAAACCGATATCTTTAGGGCTCAATTAGATTTTGAAAAAGAAAAAGCAAAAATTGAGTCTGCTGAGGAGATAGCCAAATTAAAGGCAGAGACAGACATGGCAAAATCTGAATTAGATTTTGAGAAGGAACAAGCAAAAATTGTCTCTATTGAAGAAATGGCGCAATTAAAATCACAAACCGAACTAATTAAAAATGGAGGAGAAATTGACCAAAATTACTAAACCAATGAGAGCCGGCTATCAAGGTAGGAAAGATTCTATGCGTGAAAAGGCTGATAAATTAATGAATCATCCAGGAGAAGCCGTAGACGTATATTACTCAAAATCATGCGCCGATAAAGATAAGCAAAGACTATATAAAAAAGGTGGATCTGTAAAGGAAATGCCTAAGTTTGCTATGGGCGGAGTTGCGAAGATTAGACATGAAGAAGCAACGCCACAAGGCTTACCACGTACATTTAAAAAGAAATCATTGAAGGACGTACTATAAGTGCTGGGTCAAAGATTAATTAAAAAATTAAAAGAAGCTCAACAACAACTTGAGTCTTATGTAATTCGAGGTAATGCACAAGATTTAGTGCAATACAAATTTGCAATAGGACAAATCAAGGGTTTACAAGAGGCTATTAATATTTGCAGAGATGTATTTAAAGGAGAAAATAATGATGAACTATAAAGATGAAACTTTTGATACAAGGGTACCGGATAAAGACGAAGGAATCGATTTTGAAAATTATAATTTAGAAGAAGTAATTGAGAAATACCAAGGGGCAAATCCCATGGCTTATAAAGTAATTATTAGATTATATAAACCAGTTACAAAAAAAACCATTGGTTCGGCTGGTATTATATTAGCTTCAGACGAAACTATTCAAAAAAACGATCAAGATAATCAATTCACAAATTTTGTAGGACTCGTAGTCAAGATGTCTCCGGGTGCTTTTAAAGACGAAAAATTCGACTTAATAGGAAGATGTAAAGTAGGGGATTGGGTAATGTTCGATCGAGCTTATGCAAAGTCATATGTCTATAACGGGCTTGTTACGATGTCAGTTGATGACGATAGGATCATACAAGTAATAGATGACCCACGAATGATTTCTAGAATTTCAGTTAATTAATATAGATTAGAATTAATGAATAATAATGATGAACTTAGCATCGAGAGCGATCAAATTGCTCTACGAGATACTGCAGGCATGGATGAAATTGCAGAAGCCATAAAGGAAATTGAAAGATTAAAAAATGGCGGAGCTCCAAAAGAAGAAATCCAAGAAGAGCAAGAGGATGATGTAGAACCCGAAGAAGAGCAGGAAGAAGAAAAAGAAGAGCCGCAAGAGCAGGAAGCTGAAGAGGAGGAAGAGCCCGAATCAAAAAAAGCACCTAAAAAGCTTGATAAAATATGGAAAATCAAAAGAAGTAGATACAAAGCTCTAGCAGAAAAAAAAGCTGTTGAAGAAGAAAAAAAAGCTGTTGAAGAAGAAAATGCCCGTTTGAAAGAAATGCTAGCCGAGTCCTTAAACTCGGGTACATATCATTATGGGAAAAATGTCTATTCAGAATTAGAAAAAGCTAAGGAGTCAAAAAGAAGAGCGATAGAGGAAGGCGATATTGATGCTTCAATAGAAGCAGATATCAATTTAAATAGAGCCATCAATAATATAAATGAGCTCGAAAAATGGACAGCTTCTGAAAGGCAACCACAAAGAGAACCCCAAAGACAACAGGAACATCAAAAATCTGCAGATGATTACGATGAAATTGAACGTGAAAAGGCGGCTGATTGGCTTGATGACCACCCCGAATTACAACCAAACTCAAGACAATATAATTTAGGTTTGGCTACTGAAGTAAGTCAATTCATTCATCATCTAGATAATGGTATAGAAGCCCGTGGACAAAGGGATCTTTTATATTCAGAGGAATATTTCGATACCATAGACAGATATATCCATGATGTTAATAACAGAGATAGAACCGAAAAAAAACGTAAAAGTTTGGGTTCAGTAGGTCATGTAGGAAGTGTAAGAAATTCCTATGGTAATGCAAATGGCAAATCTTCCAAAACCATACAAATGACTTTAACAGCAGATGAAAAGAAAATCTGTGCAGCAGGCGGTATTAGCGAAAAAGATTGGCTGAAATACAAATTAGAAGAATTACAAAAAGGTAAATGATATGACAAAACCACGCACTACTAGAGATGATGAAACCAGAGATAAAGAACTACTAGAAGAATGGAGTTTTGAATATGCAAGTCCATTTGATTTGCCACCAGGAGTAAAGAAGGATGGATTTGATTACCACTGGGCTCGTAGAGATGTAAAAGGAGCTACAGATTATAGAATTGAGGATTTAATGCGAAGAGGTTGGAAATTAGTAGAAGCTAATAGAGCACAGAATACGTATATAGATCCACTTAGTCTGAATAGTTATTCAAAAGATTTTATCAATAGAAGGGATACTATTCTGATGGAAAGACCATCGATTTTTGCTAAGCGAGAGCAAGAAGAATTGAAAAAACGAATTGTTGATAGAACAAGATCACTGCCAGGCATAGAGCGTGACACAGCAACATTTAGCACACGTAATAATATCAGTAGTTTTTAATCATGGCTCAAAGTTCCTATCAACAGCTTAATTTAAATAGCGATATAGTATTATCATGGTCGTTCTCGTTTCAGCAGCCACCAGTAATAGCTGATATAAATAATGTATCTACATCACAAATTCAGATGCCATGTTATGGAGCTACTACCGGTAATTTAGTGGCTATTTATAATAATGGATCATCGGGGGTAGGAGCAACTTTAACTAATAATAGTACATTAGCTGCATTTACCGTTGATGGTCTATCGCCGACCTTAAATGCTAGGATTCTGGTAAAAAATCAAACTCCATTAAGTAATACTAATGGGATATATACATTAACCACGATAGGTGATGGCTCTACTCCATGGGTATTAACTCGTGCTATTGATTATGATACTCCTTCTGAAATACAGAAAGGAGATTTTGTACAAGTTACAAATGGAACTGTTAATGCTAATACAAAATGGATTCAGACTGCTAATATTATATCAGTTGGTATAAGCTCGCCTAATTTTACTATGCGAAATAATGGTTGGACAATTACTTTGCCTGATGCAACGCTTGCATCTCCCGGTCAAAATGTTCAATTTAATAATATTGGTTTATTTCCTTTTCAAATATTAGCAAATGACGGAATAACAAGTATAGCAAATGTTTTATCTGGAGATGTATATTATTTATATTTAAATGATAACTCAACATCAAATGGGAGTTGGAATCCTATACAACTTACTGATGGTTCAAGTAGTATAAATTCTATTGTAGTTAAAAGTGCAGGTAATACTATTGCCGTTACTAATGGTACTCTAACTCCTCCTGGTGGAACAATAAATTTAGATCTTACGACCTCCTTAACTAATTTAAATAATCTTTCTACAACAGGCGGATTTTTAGTTGAAACAGGATCAAGTCCTTTAACATGGGCTACTAGAAATTTATTGGGTGGTAGTAACATTACCATTGTTAATGGTGCTGGTATTGCTGACAATACTACTATTGCTCTTAATTCCACAATAACTGGTATTACTTCTGCTGCGATTGGTAATCTTACATTAGGTACTAATAATATCACAAGTAGTTTAACTAATGGAGCAATAAATATACTTAGTACTGGTACGAGTAGTGTCAGTATAAATACTATAAATATAGATGGGAGTGGCAATATTACTGGAGCTAATAATTTAACGTTAAATGGCTCATTGACAGTAACCGGAGGATTTACCAATCCAACAACGCCTAAAGGATTTTTTACTTTTACTGACACGCTTGTACCGCTTAGTAACGTAATTGATATAAAAGATAAATCATCAAATATTTCTTCTATTACAGGTAGTGGCGGAGTTTATACTATTAATTTTTCACCTGCTATGAGTTCTACAAATTATGGCGTTGTATTTGGATTAGGTAGCACAGGAGGAACTATGCCTTTTGTTTCGCATGCTTTCTGGACTGCAAAAACCGTTAATTCAGTTTCTATAGTTATTGTTGATGCAAGTGGGGTTTTAGTTCCAGATGTTGAACAAGGTATTACAGGCGTCATTATGTCGTCAACATAAATAATTAAAAAAAGATTAGGAATTTAGTTGTTATAACGAATATTCTTAATTATAATAAATTATTATTTAAGAACAGTTCCTACGAAACTTAAAATCGTATCTTTTTATTATTTTTTTACAAAAATAATTGTCAGACGAGACAGCAAAACGTATCAGTCGAGTTTAAAATATCTCCCAAAGTTACTACGAACTTAAAATCGTAATTAGGTCAAATCTATCCTCTAACAGATTTTTTTTATTTTTAGCAATTAATTTAGATCATAAAGAGGTTTTTATGGCTTATGGAACTAATGCGCCGTTTGGTTTGCGCCCGTTTTCTTCTATTTCAGGTGGAAGTTGGACAGAAAAAACTAATGAATATTATATTTATGCAAGTGCAGATGGTACAACTACCTATGCAACGAGTATATTTACTGGTGATCCAGTTATCTACAATCCAGCAGTAGCAACTACATTAACAAGTGGTCCTACAATTGCCAGATATCCAATTGATACAGCGACAGTAGTAAATGAAATTACTCCTGTAGTTGGTGTCTTTATGGGATGCGAATATCTATCTACCGTAACCGGCGTAAATAATCTGATTAAATCTCCTTATTGGCCTGCATCTACTCAAGTAGTACCAGGTAGTAGAATTAAGGCTTATATCCTTGATGATCCAGATGTTGTTTATGATATCCAAGTATCAACTGCAACTAACGTTCTAAACGACGCTAGATTTAGTGCAGCAGCAGCAACACCGGCATATTTTACACAGAATTTCGCTTTTGGACTAGCTGCTGGTGGCGGTAATATTGGGAATCCAACTACAGGAAGCACTATAACTGGTCAGTCTGCAATTTATTTAAATCTTGTTGGAACAGCCGCTACAAACCGTGTAGCCGCAACATTACCTTTGAAGACTATAGGATTCACTCCTAATCCACAAAATGTAATTTTTGCAGCTGATGGCACAACAGTAAATCCATTTTTGAATGTTCGGGTAACCATAAATAACCACATATCACGTGTTGGTAATTTAGGTATTACTCCAGCTTAACAATATAAATAAATTAAAGGAATAATATCATGATAAATACCGGTCAAATTGCGCAGTTACTGCGCCCTGGTTTAAAAGCAGTTTTTGGAAATTACGACACTTACCCGGAGCAATGGACAGAAATATATAAAACGCAACCTTCAGATAAATATCAAGAAATTGAGGTAGAAATGAAATACCTTGGTGCAGCAGATATTGTGGCTGAAGGAGCTGCAACGCCTGTTGATTCCATGGGTCAACGTATTGTAACGAATTACATACATAGAAAAATTGGTATTTCATTTTCAATTACTCAAGAAGCAGTCGAAGACAATCTGTATCAAAACCAATTCCCATTGCAAGCTGAGTCACTTCGTAATTCGCTTAGAACTACAAAAAATCAGTTAGGTGCAAACTTATTAAATAATGCATTTAATGCTGCTTATCCAATTGGTGATGGTCAATCAGTATGTTCTGCAAGTCATCCTATCGATGGCGGTGTATTTTCTAATACATTAGCAGGAACTGCAACAGTTGACTTTAGTGAAGCTGCTATTGAAGCTGCTATTATCCAAATCCAAAAGTTCCCAATGCAAAGTGGTATTTTAGCCCAAACAATGGCTAAAAAGATGATTTTACCTAGGGAGTTACAATTTGCTGCATCAAGATTGCTTAATTCAGCATTCCGTGTAGATACAGCGAACAACGATATCAATGCTTTGTATCATAATGATTATATCCCTGGTGGTTATAAGATAAATCAATATCTAATATCGACAAGCGCTTACTTTATAATTACGGACGCAGATAACGGCTTAAAACATTTCCAAAGAACTCCTGTATCTACTGATACTTATATAGATTTCCCAACGAATAACGTTATGGCAAAAGCTACAGAGAGATATTCTTTTGGGATATCAAACCCAAGAGCCATATTTGGATCACCCGGTGTTTAATTGAATTGTGCCAGTATCATAAGCACTACTTCCGGTTAGATCAAGGTAAGTAACATGATACTGGCAGTTAACTTTAGAATTTAAAATAATAGATGTCAACCTATACTAAATTAACATGGCCCATTCAAGATGTAGAAGCGGTTGCTAAATTACAAAATGTACTTGCAACTGGTCCTACAGCATTTAAAGTATTATTAAATGGGACATTATTTGATCCGAATATTCCAGATCAAGTTTCTTTTGCTAAAACAAATATAATTAGATCAGTTTCACTTACTTCAATTAATAATTTAAGTGCAACAAATTTTATAATACAGGGTTTTCAAAATGGGGCTTTTGTAACAGAAACATTATCTGGTCCGAATAATAATACTGTTTACGGAACAAAAGCTTACGATATCATAATATCAGTTACCACAAGTACTGCCGTTACTGGTATTCAAGTAGGAACAGGCAATAGCGGTTTTCTTCCTTTGCTTGTAATTAATCCAAATGCTGGATTCATAAATTATTCAATGGAAATAAATATACCTACTAGTCCTGCCTCAGGTATTAATTATTCAGTACTTAAAACACTATCACAAGTAAGTCAGAATTTTATTACTTTTAGCGATCAATTAATAAATTTTTTTCCTGTTGCAGCAAATTTGACTTCTCAAACTACATCGCAGACAGCCAACTCAATATTGATAACCAATTTTATATTATTGAAAATAAATAGCTCCTCTTCTCCTATAACCGATACTTTTGATTTCATATTTTTACAGGAATAATAATGTCTAGATCACTAACTTATACTTTTCCCGCTAGTAATATAACTGATGTTTGTAATTTACAAAATGACATTGGGGGCAAGTTTATTTTAAATGGTAATCTTGCTAATTCAACTGGATCTGCAGTCCAATTTATAGATAAAGGTTATAGTAGATCGATTAATATTACTTCTACAGCTGATTTATCTGCAAATTCTTTTTTTATAGAAGGCTACCAAAATGGTGTTTTTATAAGAGAGACGATCGTTGCCGGTCCTACTGCGGGTCAGATTGTTAGTTCAGTTCAGTGTTACGATACTATAACAGCAATTACAACAGATCTAATTGGGGCTGCTACTAATGTAAGAATAGGATCTGGCTATTTTGGTTTCATGAAACTAATAGGTCTCAATATTGAACGTGATGTCATCAATTATTCTTTAAGCACTGCAAAATTAACCGCAGCAAGTATTCCGACTATTTTATACCAAATTTTCACCGATATAACTAATAATGGACATACATTTTTAGATATTGTCGCTAATGATTCTAATGTTTTTCAAATTAATAGTGCCACTAACACTCAATACATCTTACCAGTTGCTAATGCAACATTATGTAAATCGTGGCTATTGAAAATAAATGGCGTTTTAGGAACCGCAGCAAATAGCATTCAAATGAATTTCATTCAAACATAACAGGAAAATTATATGGCACGTAGCAGAGCAGCAAAACAAATGATGAATGAGAAAAGTCCTAAAAAATGGATTCAAAAAGCTATTAATCCTGAAAATAAAGGATCACTTCACCGAGCATTAGGAGTTCCTCTAGACAAAAAAATTCCCGAGAAAAAACTAGAGAAAGCTGAGCATTCTAGAAATAGCATAATAAGAAAAGAAGCTGATTTAGCTAAAACGCTCAAAGGCTTTAAACATTAATAATAATATGGAGAAGCTAGATGCTTCCTACTTCCGGCACTTTTAATTTTCAATCAATTCAAATCGAGCTAATCATTAGAGAGGCTTTTGAAAGAATTGGTATTTCAGGCGAATTCATTGAACCGGTAAAACTTGAATCAGCAAAAAGAAGTATAGATTTATTATTCTTAGACTGGATGAATAAATCAGTAAATCTATGGACTCTTGAAAAAGCTTATCTGCCATTAGTACCTTTAACAGGTCAATATCTATTAGATACTAATGTTAGCAATATTATTCAAGCTAACTTAAGAACTTCGACCAGAGTATTGGACGGTGTACCATCTAGCGTTCCCGGAGGAATTGCAGCTGATGCTTTTGATGGAGATCCTGGCACTGCTTGTACTCAAACTGGCACGAATGGATATATTGCCTATATATATACGGGCTCAAGTCAACAAATCAATTTCATAGGAATTACTTCCAACCAAAATATTCAATATACACTTACTATCGAGATAACGCAGGATCTAATAAATTGGACAACGTTATTTGATATACCAGTTCAATCTTTTCAAACGGGCGTTAATGTGTGGTTTGATGTTCCTACTTCTGTATTTGCTGCGGGGTATAGAATAAGAGAAACCGGCGGAGCTATTCTTGATATTCAGGAAATATATTTCAATAATAATGTTGTTGATTTTGCTATTTCTAATGTAAGCCGTGAGGAATATTATACTTATCCAAATAAATATCTAGCATCACGCCCATCTGTTTATTACTTAGATCGTCAGATTTCCCCTGTCTTAACTCTTTGGCCCATCCCAACAGCTGATTATAACTGCCTACAGTATACCTATAAAAAAATGATACAAGATGCAGGTTTGTTATATACCAACACGGTACAAATTCCTGCTAGGTTTTATCCCGCTTTAATATGGGGTGTAAGCTGGCAATTAGCTTTAAAATTTAATCCTCAAGCAGCACAGATGCTTAAAATTGAATATGAACAAGCTTTTGACGTTGCAACTAGGGAAGATTCTGAAAGTACACCTATAAGTATTATGGGCGATACAAATTCTTATAGAGAATAGAAGGGATATATGGGATTTGTAAAAAAATGGACAGGTAAATACGTAACAATAGATCCGAAGAACCCTTCTGCTTTAGGAGTCTGTGATGCAAGTGGTTTTGTTTTTAATCACAAAGATCTAGTTAAACAAATGGAGTGGCGAGGCAATAATAAAGTTTGGACAGGCTTTATGGTCGGAAAACCTTTTGAAGACGTACCAAACGAACAAAATAGACCGCCAATTGTAAAAGATGATCCACGTCCCGTGATGAATCCACGTTTGCCTACGCCCTATACTGATCCTAATACCCCCGTATCATTACCTAACGCCCAATTAATGGCTAAATTGAATAGCTTTCATTGGGGGAGTTAATAGATATATGGGTTATGAAGTTTTATATAGTTTTATCTCACCCGTAACCGGAAGAATATTATGCGATACCGACAAGATTTTAGTCGGTGATGCTAAGGGAATTGCTATACCTTCCGCCTTTATACCAATAGGTGCATTACCTGATTTGCCAATGGGTAATATATGGATAGGTAACGATATGAATCGCCCTATCCCAAACCCGACTATTACTATTGACAATTTACCTAATTTAAGTGCTGGCAAAGTTTGGATAGGTAATGGACTGGTTCCTAGCCGTCCAGTGGAAGGAAATGCGCCTCAAGGTCCAGCTGGACCACCTGGACCTCCAAGTACAGCAGCAGTTGATCCCAATAATCTAGCAAATGGTGTAGTTGATAGTGCAGCGGGCAGTCTTGTGAAATTTGGACTAGAACAACTAGTTAAATCTGGTGGAGAGGGTCTTAGCAATCTTTTTAAAATTGGACTTGGTGTCAATATGATAGGAGAGGGAATTATTGGTCTTACAAGCACGATTATTGACGGAGTAACTCTTGGTTATATTGCCGCCGGCAAGAACTATCCTACTCCTTATATAGATTATAGAACTTTTAATGTTGCAAATAATTCCTTAATTGGATCACGTGGTGCGGAAGGACTTTCAGGAGTTAGTACACTACTTATTATCGGTAACGTAAATCTAAAGGGGTCAAGATTAGAAGAAATCTCACCTTCCCCTGGAGCAGATTATGATGCTGTTCCTGCTAAATGGGTCTGGGATCTATTAAATGACAATGTAGAAATTATATGGGCAAATTAATTACGCGATTTGGTTCATTTCGCCGCGATTTACTCTATTTCGCCAAAAACTATTATGAGGAGATAACACTATGCCAATGAGCACTATAACAGTAGCTGGTGTCAATCCTGGGTTGAATATCCTAGGAGCTACGCAACAATTTAATTATACTCAATCATTATCTGCTTTTCAGATAACTAATAGCTTTATTCCGAGTATTTCGATTTCTTCTCAATTTAATCAAGAATTTAGGAATAATTTATATTCTGGTTTTAGGTTGAGTCATATAACAACGAATACTGATACGTACGGTTCTTTGACCTTGCAAAGCTTCGTGAATGCTCAAACTACCGGTAGCGATATTATCAAATTCGCTAGTACCGGAATTAATATACTTACTACTCTTAATTTGAATAATTTACCTGGCACGAGTGGTCAAGTCTTGACTTCACAAGGAGCCGGAAATGCTCCTATATGGACTACTAATGGAAGTGGCACAGTAACATCCATTACAGCTGGTGCAGGACTATCTGGCGGTGTGATAACTAGCTCGGGAACTATAGATATTACTGATACGGCAGTCACTCCAGGCACTTATAATGGAAGTTTTACAGTTAATTCGAGAGGACAATTAACTGCTGCTAGTAATACACTTACAGGAGTTCTAGCATCTTTACATATAATAGGAAGTAGCACGCCTACAAATGTGGCTGTTGCTAATACTTTTACTAAAATTTTAGGTACCTCACATCCCGGTCCTCTTAATAGTTTTACCGCACCAGGTAATAATACACTAACATATGGAGGGTCAAATACAATTACCACAATGGTAAATGTAGATTTATCTGCTATCCCTACTCTTACTTCAACGATAGCTATTATGATTTATAAGAATAATGCTGCTGTACCAGGAGCAAATTATAATTATCAATTGACGGGCAATAAACCTATAAGTCTCACTGTTAGCATCCCCGTCCAATTTGCTACTAATGATTATATCGAGGTTTTTATAACTTCGGATGCTATTGCCGGTGACAATATAACAGTAAGTGATATGAATTTATTAGTAATAATATAATTTAATATTACTGTTTTTTTAAGTCTTTTTTAAAAAAGTTGTTATAATAAATAATTATACAGTTTCTATGAAACTTAAAATCGTATTTGGTTAGTTAGTTCTTGTTCCTAAAAGAATCTTGAAATTTATTTTGAATTTGAGAAACTTTTATGCCATTACCGCCAATTACTAGATTCAGTGCTTTAGCCACTAATCCAAGCCCAACTAATAATAATAATGGGCTTTATGTTCCTCGATTAAATACTGCAAAAATAGCCGCTATTCCTACTGCCACAAAAGTAAATGGCGGTATGTGGTACAACGATGATGCAAACAGACTAGAAGCACGAGTTAATGATACTACAATCATTCTTGCTGCAGGAAATGGGAATGTTTCTGGACCTAATGGGGCGACTGATAATAGTCTTGCCGCTTTTGATGGAACTACAGGTAAGATAATCAAAGATAGTGGTATGGTTGTTGGAGTTATACCCGTCCCTTCTTCTTTTCAATTATTTTCTAATCCTGGTAAAGTCTCTAATGCTACCCTAGAATATATTAAATTCACCAACGATATAGCTGGCATCTTTGTTGATAGTCTAATGCCGGTGGAATTTATAACTAACAATATAGGAGAAGACCATGTTTGTTCGTTATTTACAGGTGGTATTCCCAGCTCATCAACTTCTCCTTCTGCATTAATAGAATTGCAATCTGATATTGGAGCTTTACTTCTTTCTAGAATGACAACAGTTGAACGTGATGTATTATCTACTCCAGTTGATGCAAATGGTATGTTATTATTCAATACTACCTCAGGCCAATTTAATGGATTCGATGGCGCTAATTGGCGTACAATACCACTAATAATAGATACTGGAATTAATTTATTTATTGGTAAGTTAGCAGGAAATCTTACTACTACAGGTATATCTAATACTGGTGTAGGGACAAATTCCTTGGAATCACTTACAAATGGTAATGCTAATTCCGCTTTTGGTTATCAAAGTTTATTACTTAATACTACTGGTATAGGTAATGCCGCTTTCGGTTATCAAAGTTTATCAAATAATACTATTGGTGGTGGTAATGCCGCTTTCGGTTATCAAAGTTTATCAAATAATACTATTGGTACTAATAATGCCGCTTTCGGTAGTGAAAGTTTATTAAATAATACCGCTAGTAATAATTCCGCTTTCGGTAATGAAAGTTTATTCAGTAATACTACTGGTGCCGATAATGCCGCTTTCGGTTATCGAAGTTTATTAAGTAATACTACTGGTTCTAATAATTCCGCTTTCGGTTATCGAAGTTTACAACTTAATGTTATTGGAAATTCAAACGTAGCTTTTGGTGACAAAGCATTACAAAATAATATAGCTGATAATAATTCCGCTTTTGGTTATCAAAGTTTACAAAATAATACTGTTAGTAATAATTCCGCTTTCGGTGCGCTAAGTTTACAACTTAATACTACTGGTTCAGGTAATGCTGCTTTCGGTTATCAAAGTTTACAAGCTAATACTACTGGTGGTTTTAATGCCGCTTTTGGTTATCAAAGTTTATTACTTAATACTACTGGTAGTTATAACTCCGCTTTCGGTACGCTAAGTTTAGCAAATAATACTACTGGTTCACCTAATTCAGCTTTTGGTTATCAATGTTTAACAAGTAATACTACTGGTAATTATAATTCCGCTTTTGGTATTCAAAGTTTATTAAGTAATACTACTGGTAATTATAATTCCGCTTTTGGTATTCAAAGTTTATTAAGTAATACTACTGGTTCACCTAATTCAGCTTTTGGTTATCAATGTTTATCAACTAATACTACTGGTAATAATAATTCAGCTTTTGGTTATCAAAGTTTACAACTTAATGTTATTGGAAATTCAAACGTAGCTTTCGGTGATCAAAGTTTACAAAATAATACTGTTAGTAATAATTCCGCTTTCGGTTATCAGAGTTTAAAAACTAATACTATTGGTACTAATAATTCCGCTTTTGGTTTTGAAAGTTTATCAAATAATACTATTGGTAATAATAATTCCACTTTCGGTTATCAAAGTTTACAACTTAATACTACTGGTTCTACTAATTCCGCTTTCGGTACGCTAAGTTTATTAAGTAATACTACGGGTTCTAACAATGCCGCTTTTGGTGGTGGAAGTTTATTAAGTAATACTACTGGTTCTTTTAATTCCGCTTTCGGTACTGAAAGTTTATCAAATAATACTACTGGTTCTTTTAATTCCGCTTTCGGTAATGACGCAGGAGCAACTCAGGCGATTTATAATAACTGTACATTCTTTGGGTATGAAGCGGACTCTTCTGTAAATAATTTAACTAATGCCATAGCCATTGGATACCAAGCCTCCGTTGGAGCAAGTAATTGCATGGTTCTTGGTGGCTCTAGTACTAATCAGCTTTCAGTTGGAATCGGAATAACCCCACATGCTCAACTTCAATTACCTACGATTCATGCTAACAGAAAAATAGTATTATATGAAACTATCAATAATGACCATCAAGTATTTGGGCTAGGTACAGCAACAGGGATATTCAACTCTCAAATTGATGCTACTGGATCAGCATTTACTTGGAAAGCAGCTACTTCTAGTTCAGCTTCTAACGAGTTAATGCGTTTGACTGGTGGTGGGTTACTTTATGCAAAACAATCATTTGCATGTTACTCAGGTTATACCGTGGGGGGCACAAATACAGTGATGAGTGCATCTACAAGTACTTATACTAAATTAGCATGGACTTCAACTACTCTACAATCAATACTAAGTAATTATACATCATCATCAAACTCTTTTATCTATAATGGTGGCTCAATCTTTCCGCCGGGATTACAAGAAATCAAGGTATCTTTATGCCTAACTCAGAATGGAGCGGCTGGGGAAGTTACTACATTCGCTATTTTCAAAAATGGAGTCCAAATTAGCGGTGCTCGCGCTACTTTATGCGTTACTGGCGGATCTAGTACTAGCTTTCCAGTTGTTCTCACTACCGGGGCTGTTATTACGACATCATCCGATTTTTTTGATGTTCGTGCTGTTCATAGTGTAGGTAGCAGAACCTTAAATGTTACAGAACTTAATTTTTCTATTTCTTCAACTTAAAATAAAAAAGGTTATAATATGTCAAATCAGGATTTAATAAACCAAATGAATGCAGACAAGACGAGGTTAGCAGATTTAATTACTACAAAAGATCAGCAAATTAATAATATTAATATAAATATTCAAAATTATTATTCTGTTATTGATGAGTTAAACGCTCAAATTATTGCTTTAGAATCAGATATTACAAATTTGGATACAGCAATTGCTAATGACGATTTAATTATTGCTTTTATTCCTCCAGATATTTCAAAAAAATAAATGCTTTATAAAAAAAAGATGTTATATTTAAGAAGATATTAATTTAATAAAGAGAGAATAATGGATTTTGAATCGATTGTAGAAAACCAAAAGAGAAACAGTGCAATTATAAATGACTATCTTATTGACGCTGAATATTTAAAAGATTTGATAACGCAGCTTTCTAATAAGAATGCGCAATCAGATCCGAAATTTAACAGTGCATGTATTTTTTTTCATACTCTATGCGATAGAATAGCAGTAAAAGCACTTGAGTTAAAAGAAATAGTGCCTATTCAAAATGGAACTATCGAAGCTGATGAAGTTATTAAATAAAGTGATAAAATGGGAGTATTTGTTGATTATCCTAGTAATCTCTTCAGCAATTTAAAAGATGCTGAAACTACTATCTTAACAGCAAATACTCATCCTATACAAGTAACGGGATTAATAGTATGCAATAGAACGTCATATACTATTTTAGTTAATTTAAAAAAAGTACGTTCTCAAATTTCATCTATCTCAGTATATGAAATAAATGAATTTGAAATAAAGCCTTATGATACGGTTGATATAGTTGCTGCTAAAGGATTGAATATTTATCTTCAATATAGCACTACACCTGACCCAAGCATAAGCGATAGTTTAGTAATCTTTTCTAATGGGTATACCCAAGTATTTGATTGCGATATTAGTTACATAACACTTAACGATTTACCACTACCACCCGCTCCATAGTTTCTACGAAACTTAAAATCGTATGTAGAAAATGTCTAGGTCATAATCTCGCCTCTGAAAGATTTTTTTATTTTTAAATAATTAATTAAATCATAAAGAGGTTTTTATGCCATTGCCAGCTATCACCAGAGTTTCCAATTTACAAGTTTCTCCAAGTTCAACTAATAAAGAAAAAGGATTTTATACCGCTCCGATAACGACTACGCAAAGAGATGCGTTAACGCAAACTAACGGGCTTTTTATTGCTAATACTACGACAGGTACTTTCCAAGGACTTCAAAATGGAGTTTGGGGCAATATGAATACATCAGCTAGTTTATTTGCACTAAAACGTACTACTACAGCTATTAGTTATCAAGCTTTGATTACAGACGTTATTATTGGAGTAACTAGCACTGCTGCAGCTCGTACTATTACTTTGCCACCTGTTGCGACTACTATTGCAGGTCAAATCCTAATAGTCAAAGATGAAAGTGGAGCAGCAAATACTAATAATATTACTGTTGATGGAAGTGGAGCAGAGACCATAGATGGTGCTGCAAATGTAGTAATTAGCACAAATTCCGGCTCTAGTAGAGTGTATTCATCAGGCACAGCCTGGTTTACGTTTTAGGGACGATATGAAAGAAATATTATCCTTAATTTTATTATTTTTGGTTCTTGAAGGTTGTGTCACCAAAGAGATAGATTTTGATGTCTTTGATGAGAGAGGTTCGACTCTTCCTGTATCTAATAAGTAGAGGTGTAGATGAATCCAGCTCTAATAAATTATCTGCAAAATAATCAGTCATCAAATCAGATGGCTGATACGCAGCAACAACCTAATCAGCAACAACAAGCTCCTTATAATCCATTCGATTCAGGAATACAAAAAGCTATTGCAAGCGCAAGGATGTCTCTTGGGATGAATAAAGATCAACAAGAGAATGCATTCAATAATTCATTACTAGCATTTGGCGATAGTATGTCTCAAATGCCTAAGGAGAAAGGGTTTTTGAATAACTTAGGATCTGTGGGACGGGCTTTATCTCCAGCTCTTAAAACTTACGATCAATCTGAAAATGCTGCCATGGCAGAAAATCATGGTATGGCTAATCAAATATTAGCTTATCAGAAAGCCGAACAAGCAAGACAAGCTCAAGAAGAAGAAAGAGCTTGGCATAGACAGCATGCAGAACGACAGTTAGGAGAACAACGGCGTTATCATGATTTGATGAATTCTAGGATGTCTGCCAGAAGTGATCAAGGTGAAAAGTCTGAAAAAGAAAAACATGCAGATTCATCTAATGCTGAATTATCTAATCTTCTTAATAGTGCTGAGAATCTTCTTATGAAAGATTTAGAGAAGCAAGAAACTTATAGAGGTAGAGCTAGTAATCTTTTATCACGATTTACTCCAGGCGGCTATATACCAAATAAAGAGCAAGCTCAGGTTAATGCTCTTGGAGATGTATTACGGGGTAAATTATTTAATGCATGGGGATATCGTAACCAAGCTGAATTTGAACATGTACCAAGTATTTCAGCTGATAATCCGCCTGAAGTTAATTTAGAGATCATAAAAACTTTAAAGAATCTACTGGGAGATGAACAGTTAGAAGGTCAACAAAATCCATATCAAGGAGAATCTCTACAAGGAAATCCTAATAACGATTTTATCTTAATGCAAAATGCAAACGGCGAGCAATTTTCTATTCCAAGAGAAATGATGCAAGAAGCTATGAGCGATCCTGATGAACCTCTTAGCCCAATAGGTGAATAATGGGCAAATGGGACTCGTACAGTGCGGAAACTTCAAATAATGCACCTTCTAGTAAATGGGCTCAATATACTGCAGAAGTACCCCTTAAAAGGGAACAACAAGGTGATTCATGGGGATCACTCATAGGAAAATCTGCTTTGCAAGGACTAACCTCTATACCTGATTTACCTGCTAACTTACTTCATCGTGCGGAAAGAGGAGGAAGGAAAACTCTAGGTTTTTTACGTGAGCAAGCGGGCAAACCTAACAATATAGATATGGGTTCTGAAAATGATTATTTTAGCCCTGAAAATGTTGATAGACCATCAAAATGGCTGAATGCCGGAGCTAATAAATTAGGTTTAGATTTAGCTCCTAAACCAACTACAGCAGGACAAAGAATAGCTTCTAATGCCGCTGAATTTGCAGGTGGATTTGGTCCATTTGGATTGGCTTCAAAAGGAGCAAAAGCATTATCTGCTATTAATACAGTAGGTAAAGGAGCTATAATAGGGGGTGCAAGCGGAGCATTGCAAGAAGTAGGAGTCAATCCTTTAGTTGCAGATCTTGCTTCTATAGTTGCAGCTCCTACAATGGCTGCAAAACTTAATCCTAAAAATCTTTATAGCGGTTTTAAAAAACTTCCTGAAACTGCTGCGAAAATTCCATTAAAGATCATGGGTTTATCGCCTAAAGGTTTGAATATAGAAGCAGCTCAAGCAGCTCGTGACTTAGGTATAGATCTACCTGCTAGTGCTCTTACTGAATCAAAGTTAACTGGTTTAGCCGATCAATTTGTTGGAAAAACACCATATTTCGGTAATAAGCTTGGAAAGAAATATCTCAATGCTGAAAATCAAACTAAAGATGCTCTAAATAAAATATATGAGGATGTTGGACCATCAAAAACTCCCGAAATAGAATCAAAAATAGATAGTCTATATAATCAAGTAGCATCGAATCTTCCTAAAGATGCAAGAGTTAAACCTACTCATCTAAAAAATGCTATAGATAATATAAAAATAGATACAGCTGTACTTTCTCCAGGTGAAAAAGATCTTTTAAATACATTAGAAACACTTAGAAATGAGATCGAACCGTCGTCCAAATTAATTAGCCAATATGTAAATAAGCTGATAGGAACAAAGAAAAGCCTAAATTCTATTATTAAGTGGGATATGGATCAAGGAGTTAAAAATCAACTCCGCAATCTACAAAAAGCAGTTTCAAAAGACATAGCAGACTATGGCAAGATAAATCCTGAATGGTATCAAAGCTTTAAAGAGGCAGATAGTCTATTTGAAAAAGTTGCTAAAAGAGAAAAATTAGAAGGTATATTAAGTAACAAAAGCACCAATGCTGCTACTGATAATCTTTCTTATAACGCTTTATCAAAAGCTATTAATTCTCCAGATAAAAATGCTTTAATCAAGAAACAAGTAACTCCTGAAACTTATGAAAAAATACAAAAATTAGGAACTATTGCAAAGGCAATGGCAATTAAGAATAGAAACATTCCTAATCCTTCAGGAACAGCCATAACTACTGCTATAGGAGGCTATTTAGGAGCTTTCTATACTCCCCAAGCTATTACTGCCATGATTGGGACAGCTGGACTAACTAAATTATTAACCGACAAAAAACTCTTAGATTTAGCTCTTAAATTAGCCGAAAAGCCGAATACACTAAATGTTATTCCCTTTAACAAACGTATAAAAGAAGTAACCGGTTATTCAGCTGCTGCTCTAAGTAAGCAATTACAAAAAGAACAAGAAAGAGAGGATCAATAAATGGATTACAATTCTCTTACTATTCAAATTCAGAATTATGCCAATAGAACTGATACTTTCTTTATTAACCAAATCCCTGATTTTATTAATCAAGGAATTAGCCGAATTTATAGCGAAGCAAGAAGTATTGGTTTTCAAAAAATACAAACAGGTAATCCAGTATTTACTGTAAATAATCCTTTAATTGCAAAACCTAATGATTGGAGAGAAACCATTAGTTTGTCATATGTAATTCCTGGAACTACACCTACAACAGTTTATGTATTGCCTAGAACTTATGAATTTTGTAGGAGTTATTCGCCTATTACTACAACTACGGGTAATCCAGTATTTTATGCTGATTACAGTATGCCACAATTACAGGCAAACCCAGTAGGGCAACTATATCTTAGTCCTACACCAAGTGTAGCTTATTCTTATGAGCTATTATATTTAAGCACGCCATTATTTAATGTATCAAATCCAGTAAATTTTCTTACTGATAGATATCCAAGTTTGCTTTTATACGCTTGCCTATTAGAAACAATACCTTTTTTAAAAGATGACGAACGTGTAGCAACGTTTGAGGCTTTGTATAATAGAGCATTAAAAGACGTTCTTGAGGATACAACACAGCGTTATACAGATAGACTAAGCAAGAGGGATAAGGACTGATGGCAGCTACCCTTTTCCCTTTAATATATAACTCAGGAGTACAAAGAGACGGTACGACATTTCAGTCTACATATTGCACTGATGCCCAGTGGATGAGATTTCAAAGGGATAGATTAAAAAAAATTGGGGGAATGAAAGGAATAAATTTCACTACTCCTATTGCTAACATTACTAATTTAAAAATTTATCCAACTAATGAAGCTGGAGAAATTCTAACTTTTGTTGGTCACCAAACTGGACTGACGGTCGTTAATTCTAATTCAAACTGGAACTCATTAAGTCAAAATCCGCTATTAACCATACCGGCTAATCCAAATCTAATGTGGGAAACGGAAACTGTTGTAAATACTGCAACAAACAAATCCTACATATTATTTATGGCAACAAATAACAAGATTGTTATAAACCAAAATACCCCAAGTCTTTTTTATAGAAAAGAAATTGCCCTAGCGTTAAATAACCAACCGGCTGAATCAGTTCCTATGACCGGACTGAATGCTTTGGTTAATGGCAATTTATGTTTTGCAGCTCCTTATATGTTCCTTTTTGGATCAAATGGTTTTGTACAATATAGCAGAAGTAACGATCCTTTTACTTTTCAAGGAGGAGATAGCGGATCTTTTATAGCTACAACGGACAAAGTTATTTTTGGTAGACCAATACGGGGTGGTCCATCTACTCCATCTCTTTTGTTGTGGACATTATCTTCAGTGGTACGTGTTACGAATAGTGGCACTGATGCTGTAACTGGAAATATTATATTTAAGCCTGAAACTATATCAAATGGGTCATCTGTTTTATCGAGCAAATGTGTAGTTGAATATGATGGTTTTTTCTTTTGGCCCGGGACAGATAGATTCTTTGTTTATAACGGAATTGTCGATGAGTTACCAAATAAGCTAAATCAGAATTTTTTCTTTGATAATATAGATATGGACAGACGCCAACAAGTTTTTGGCGTTAAAAATGGAAAATATGGTGAAATTTGGTGGTTTTACCCTGTTAAGAATGTTCCAGGGAATTCAAGAGCTATTGTTTATAATAAGCGAGAGAACTTTTGGTATGATACAGCTATTTCAAGAGATGCCGGGACATTTTCTAATAATTTTGGCTTTATGGCTACTTATGGTCAGCCTCTTACTAATCCTGATAATATTGGATATTTATGGAGACATGAATTTAATATTATCCAAGAAAAAAACACGCCAGGAGGAATGGTACAAGAACCGATAAGTTCCTATTTTGTCGCTCCCTTATTTTCATGGGTTGCTTTTCCTCCAAAACTATCAAAAGGAAGTCAACCATCTCAATTAGTTAATAGATGGATTGATTTACAAAGAATAGAACCTGATTTTGTAGATACGGGCGATGGAGTTACTCAACTTAGCGTACAGGTTTCCACTAGAGAATATGCCCAATCTAAAACAATAGATTATCCGGAACAAAATTTTACAAGTAATGATGGCAAAATCGATATGAGAGTGCAGGGGCGTAATATGACCCTTAAATTTTCATCTGACGAAAAATTTGAGGTTGGGCAAATCATGTTATTACTCGGAATTGGGGACGCTAGATAATGTTAGTAGTTTATCCAGAATATATTGATCTGAAAAATTGGGCTGGAGCATTAATAGCTGACAATCCCTCATCTTATTTGCCGATTCTACAAGATGAAAGTAAATGGCAAGAATGGGCAGCGATTGTAGCTGGTACTGGAGTTTTTCAGCGTAATCGAGTTCCTTCTCCTTTCTCAATTTACAAGGGTAGTAGAAAGGAAAATTTTAAGGACTGGACTGAATGGGCAAAGGTTGTCTATTTGCTTTTGAATAATGAATCTAAAAATAATGAGGTTTAGATATGTTTGATACAAGATTTAATAATAGTTTTCAAAACGCAGATCCGAATAATCTTTATTCTCAATATCAAAATATGCCTTATGGATCAAATGATCCTTATGCAGCATATAATAATGTTGATCCCAGTATGATGAATAATATCCCTTATCCGACGCCCCCGGCGCAATCAGCAATGGCACAACCACAAAATCTAAATCCTGTGGGATATGCAAGAGGTGGTAACGTAAAATCAAATCGTGACAATTCGTCACGACCTGCAGAAAATCCACGTACTAAAAATAAACCTTATCATATGTTAGCCGAAATGATACGTCAACAAGGAAAAGGCGAAGACACTATTTTAGCGCATATAAACCCGCTAGAAGCCATGATGCTAAAGCAAATGGGTGGTAGTGGTACTATAAATAAAGAAACAGGTTTACCTCAATTCGGTTTTTTTAACAATCCAAAAAAATGGTTCAAAAGTGTAATTGGTCCAGGTTTAGGCGTTGCACTAGGAAATATGATATTACCGGGAATTGGGGGCGCAATTGGTGGCGCATTAGGAGGAGCAGCGGGCTCGAAAATAAGAGGAAGAAAAGATGCTGGAGCAGCTGCCTTAAGAGGTTTTGGAATGGGAGCAGCTGCACCAACACTCGCTGATCTTGCCGGGAAAGGTTTAAGCGCATTAGGCTCACCTGGAGCTGGAGGGGCTCTTAGTGAATATGGAAATAAAAACGCTCTAATGCCCGCTATCGATAAATTATTCGGTTTTGGAGGTGGTAGTTCATCCCAAGGGATGGGTGCATTACCGGCTGTATTTGCAGCTAATAAAAGCGGCTCTGCATTACAAAACTACAATAGAGCGAATGGTTTAAGTGGAATAAGTAGCGGTGATGACTATGGAGATGAAGAAGATTACGGAATAAAGAAAAGAAGTAAAAAATCTGATGCTAATTTCCTAGAGAAATTAATGAGTAACACAGGGGATTATCTTTCTAAACCGAAAAACTTATTAACTGCTGCAAGCGCAGCTGCATCTTTATTAAATCGTCCGAAAAAAGAAAGACCAAAAACTCCCGAACAGTTTGCTGATGAGCAAAAGCGTTTAGAAAAAGCCTTAATGCTCACACCATCCGAGAGAGCTGCTCGTGAAGCCGATTTACTTGCGGAAGCTAGAATGCAAAGAAGTATTGCAAGGAATAAATTCTTGCCTGAAGAACGATTAGGCAATCTTGATCCACTATACCGAAAAAGCCATACACCTGAAGAGCAAAAAAGACTCGGATCATGGTTTAGTTATTATAACAATCCTAATTTCACAGGTCAGCCTATGCCTTTTAAAGAAGGTGGGATGATAGAAGAGATGATGATGAATAATAGTCATCCGCATAAAGTTTTTGCTCCTAATAAATCAACTTATATTGATGGAATAGGAGGGGGGCAAGATGATGATGTAAGAATCCAATTACCTAAAGATTCTTACATAGTAGAAGCTTCGACAGTATCAGATCTAGGAGATGGAAATAGTAGAGCAGGTGCAAATACAATAGACGCTCTTGTTTCAGATGGAGAATATTATATCTCTCCTCCTGATGTAGCCAAACTGGGAGGAGCAAAAAAACTTGATTCTCTAATGAAGAATGTTCGTAAACATAAACGTGGAGGAAGAGCAACTCTCCCCCCTAAAGCTAAACCTGTTTCAAGTTACTTAAAGTAAGGAGTTTTTATGCCATTAAGATATGCATCCGATTTAGCTCCTGAAGAAGTATTCAACGAAGCTAATCAAATTTTAGCTAGGGATCGAGCTAAACTCGGAGGAACTAATTATCCTGTTTACAAAGGGCAGACCATTTCCCCTATGTCGAGTCTTACTCAAAGAGCTAGATCGCTTCAAAGTGGATTTAATGCAAAACCAGCACCTTATGCAGGAAAAATAAACCGAGTATTAAGTCGTCCTAATCAGGGAATTAATCCACAAGGACAATTAAATAATTTAGGTGTTCAGCAACAAACTTTTAATGATAATGGTTTGCTAAGAACTTTAAGCAAACAATTTAGAGAGGCTTATGAACCTAGAACTGGTAGATTTAGAGAAAAAACAAATAAGGATATAAGAGCTGGTTTAAATGAAGCTTCGCCACAATTGCAAGATATTGGCAGATCAGCTGGTATTTTAGAACAATCAAGCAATCAATCTTTTGCAGAAAGACTTAGAAACTTACAAGAACAAAAACAAGCTAGACGCAAAGGTCTAGTAGGCTCATTAGAACAATTCGGAGCTCAAAAGCACGGTTATAATAATCTAGTAAATGCAGCTAATAAAAATGCATTTGAACAAGAAGCAAATGCACCATTTAGAAAAATGGATATGCTCCAAGACTCTCTTAATCCTTTAAGCAGAAATTTAGATCCTAATGGTCTTCCTGAATTACAGGCACAATCAGGCAAAGATGCTCTGCAGGCACTCCGAGCCTATGGAATAGATACATCTAAGCCGGTATCCGAATGGGGAAATGCACGTATGCCATCTCCATCTTATCCAGGAAAATTAATGGCTGATCTTCCTCCGGAAATATTAGCATCTCAAAGTACATTAGAATCGATGAGCCCTAAATTTAAAGGTTCTCAATATGCTCAGCAAAAAGCTTTAATTCAGCAAATGATGAATAATCAGAATGTTGGAGAGAACGCCATGGTAGCAGTTCCAGCTAGAATGCAGGGACAAGTTAGTAATTTAGAATCAGAAGCCCAGAGACGTCTTAAAAAGGATCTAGCAGGCATAAATAACCAATATATTCAATCTAATCAATATGGATCGCCTCAGCATATGAAAAGTGCTGAAAGCAGAGCTAGAGAAATTTCTAAGGCAACATTAGAGCAAAGAAATAGAATGCTACAAGATGCTATGAAATCAGAACTATCTTTGGGTCATCAACAGCAACAATCTAATTTAAAACAAACAAGGGTTTTAGGCGATCAGGCTCAAAGAGAATATGAGGATATGCTTAATAAAATTAGAAACACTAATAATCTTGGAGCAACTAAGTTTGGTAATGAACAAGCTGAAAATGAAGATCTTTATAAAAACTTCCAAAATGAAGCTAATTGGGAATGGCCTCACTTAAAAGGAGCAATTAGCCGTGAAGCAAGACAAGGAGCATTAGGCGATGTATTCCGAGGAATGGATAATAGAAATCTCTCAATAAATGATTTAGCAGGATTAAATACGAATTATAGTGAGTCACAAAAAGAAGCTCAAACAGCAAATAGGAATTTAGATACTAGCAATGCTACTATAGCTGATTTACAGCGTCAGCTTGGAGTATTTACAACTCAAGCTCAACAACAAAAAGCTGCTCAAGCAGCAGAAGCTCAAAGACAAGCACAGCAGCGTCAACAAGCACAGCAGCAACAACAGGCTCAAGCAGCAGAAGCCCAAAGATTAGCTGGATTAAGAGCGGAAGCTGAAAGAAATGCAGTACCTCCTCAATATAATCATAAACTTTTAACTCCTGAAATGTTTACAAATGCAAATCTGGCAGCGTACACAAGAGGGTTAGCTCTCAATGGAAATGAATATACAGCAAAATGGCTAAAAGATAATGGATATAATCTACGTCGCCGTAATGATAATAAGAAATTTATATGGCAAACAGATAGTTTTCAACGAAGCCCTACTGATTTTCCAGATTCGCAACAAGCATGGGAACAGACTAGGAATATGTCTTCTCCGGCAAGATATATAAATGGACAATGGCAATAACAAATAATAGGTAAAAATATGGTAGGAGCTAAAGAATTTGCAATGAATAGAAAAGTTATACAGATTAAAAATAAAAATCCCGTGATAGAAAGTATTATATTGCCTAAATCGATGAGATCACATGAAGCAGAAATGAATAAAATGACGGGCTCTTTTTTAGATAAAGCTCCTATGAATGGCTTTTCTTTGCCTAAAATGATGGAGAAAGACAAAGGTAAAGAAGATATGCATTATGCACCGAGAATGGCTAAAGCATTTGATGCACGCACTATCAATCCTATCTTAGAGGATTCAAGAAAATCAAATCATAATGAATCATCTTTTAGAAGAGCACCTTTTTTAAGTTCCGCAAAAAAAATGTCAAAACACGAAGAGCATGAAGAAGAGGAAGAAAAAGACATTTCCGATGAATTAGCCAATCGCATAACTTATAAGGTATTTCAAAATATCAAAAGTTATTTAAATGGCAATATGGGGCAATCTTCAACTAGCAAACATATTAAACTTGAAATTAGCTTGTGATAAAGCATAAGTTTCATGCTATCCCTACCGAATATGATGGGATTAAGTTTGCCTCTAAAAAAGAAGCTAAAAGATATAAAGAACTACTTTTGCTAAAAAAAGCTGGCGATATATTGTTTTTCTTAAGGCAAGTACCTTTTCATTTGCCTGGTAATGTCAAGTATCTATGTGATTTTGTAATATTCTGGGCTAATGGTGAAGTAACCTTTGAGGACGTAAAGGGAATAAAAACCCCTATGTATATTTTGAAGAAGAAGCAAGTAGAATCCCTTTATCCTCTTGAGATAACTGAATATTAATTAATCTTCGTAAACTATATCTCTCTGAGCTACTTTTAACACTAAAACAATAAGTTCTCCTTCTTGTAATTCACAGATAATTCTGAATTTATTTACTCGATAACGCCAACATCCTTTTAAATTATTTCTCAATGCCTTACCTAATTGGTTTGGATGCTGAAGGTTTGATACTGTTTTATAAAGATATTTTAAAATCTTATCTCGAGATTCTTTATCTAATTTATCTAACTGTTTTTTACTTTTTCCTTTGAATTTAATTTGCCATTTCATCTTGCAAACCAAATTCTTGTATAACTTCTTCCAAAGTGAATGTTGGACTATCATCTTTTAATGCTTCTACAGCATCATTATAATCCTCTATGTCTTCTTGTAATTCTTGTAGATAAGTTTCAAGAGCCTTACGAACTAAATATCCTTTCTTTCTATCTAGATACTCAGCTGATTTAACCAAACTGTTATTCAACTCATCCGAAATACGTATACTAAGCACTGTCATAATTACCTCAAATATTTATATTACGTAATACATTGTATTACAAATATACTATATTGTCAACTTAGAATATTTATAATAGAATTTTACATTTTTTTTTACCACAAATCTTATTTTATGATAAAATGTTAATTCTATAAACTTCTATAAGTATTTATGTTTCCAAGATTTACCATTGAAATTTTTCGCATAGCATTATTAATTCTGTTTGTGTGCTTGTTTATCAAGTTTTTTAAGAACGAAGAATATACATCTTTTAATATTGCTATAAGAGAACAAAATGCAGTGTCTAAAGCCCCTACACCAACATTATATGATATTATTCCTTAGGCAAATCTTGAGCATTTATTATATCTAGGATTATTTTATGAATAGTTTGCTGTTGATCTCGACTTTTTACTTTCATTACATCACGTGCAATTTTTCTGCATAATGCTCGACTGCCTTTTACTTTATTGATTGGCTTATCATCCTTAATGCCATCTAATAAAGAAAATAGCTCAACTTCTAACGCTTCTGATATTAGAACTAATCTGCCTATTGGAATTGAATTGTTACCGCCTTTCTCGTATTTATGTATTTGCTGTTGATTAACATATATTCCTTTTTTAGATAATTGCGATCGACTAAAACCTGCTGCAAGCCTAGCTTTCAGTAGGTTGTTACCTATCTTGATATTTATTTGCTTTATACGCTCTTTAGCCTCTTCTTTCATTTTACTAAATAGTTTAATTGCAGTCTTCTTGTTCTTCTATTGTTGTTTGAGTAAAGTTTATTGTTGTTACACCTTCTAAATCTGCTTTTACTAATGAAATATCGTATGTATCAGCACCAGTAAAATCAGCATATCTCAAATCACATTTATTAAAATTAGCTTGATAGCAATTTGAATATTTAAAATTTGCCTCGTTACAACGAGATGAACTAAAATTTGCTCCTGTGCAATTAGCAAGTTCAAATACTGCACTTTCGCAAAAGGATCTATCAAATCTAGCCCCGATTAAATTAGAATATTTAAAATTAACTCCTGTACAGGTGGACTCCATAAAAGATGCATTTTCTAAATCTGCTCCTGTAAAATCTAAACCAGATAGATCTAGTTCTTCAAAATGAGGTTGCGATCTAAGATTCGCTTTTGCCCCAGTATGTCTATAAGCATAAATATATTCATGATAATCATTTATCATTGTATCTAGTTCTTCTTGTATAACTTTTCTCATTGAAACGCCTCTTGGTACTTAATAATATATTGATTTATTGTTTTTATACCTTCATTAATCGCTATTTCGATAGTATCATTATATATCATGTCTCTTTCTATTCTATAAATAAACGTCCCATTTCCTACAGCAGCATGCTTCGGATTATATAGCACATAGTCGCACCATTGACGATTAGATATGTATAAATTAACTTGCATCTGTGTATAATATTCATTTGGAACACCTTTTATTCCGTTTTGAGTTATATCTAAAACCTGAGCAATATAATTATATGAATCAGGGACTTTTATCTCTATTACCCCCTCATCATCTACTAACCCATCAGGAGAGCATACTACATCATCATTTAATTGTATTAATCCTACCTGTTGCACTTCATAAAAAGTTTTGTCCTTGTATGCTTCTCTTGCTACATCTTCAAATTGATTACCACGTTGCATATGAAAATTTGCATATTCTTTGCTATCAGATTTGGAAGAAGTAATCCTCTGACTTGCTAACTCATAAATATATTTATTACGAGCCGCCTTTGTACCAAGTAGCTTATAAAATGATGAAGCCGATATTTTTCCCAGCTTCATCTTGCGCCATTCGTCAGAACCTTGCAAGAAATCAGTATGTATCTTCATTTTTTAGCTAATAGTTTTAGTAAATCACTTAGTATCTTCTGGCATACCTTATCTTTTATTTGCATAAAATTATTAGATACATCTAAGTAAAAATTTCTATCTTTAGCTGTTTTTTCATCCCATTCTATAGGTTTAATATCTTCAAAAAAATAATCTAGATCCAAATATAATATTTTTGCAATTGATATTAATTTAACTATGCTAATCTGATTTGTCCCATTTTCATATTTAGTTAGTTGATGACCTGAAACATGAATTTTCTTAGCTAGATTCTGCCTAGTAAGACCTGCTGTACATCTTGCTTCATATAGTTTTCTACCTAGATATCTATTTATATCTAATTCTTCAGTGTATATCTGCATGTGATGCCTCTAAAAATCTTTCTTTTAGTACAATAAAATTATCTACGCCGTCTTTTACAGTTTCAGGCTTTGCACTATCGATATTATGAAACTTAGCAAATTCACCAGCTGATATGCCATGCTTTACACATAGGCTTTTTAATTCATGCGAAGGAGTTGTTTCTAAAGATGATTCGGGTTTTTTAGTAAGACTTTGTGCATCGTCATC